GAAGGGTTTGAGAGACTGCTTTCTAACTTGTAATTTTAATAAATAAGTAATAGAAAATCAAAAGTATCCATAAGGGGTTATTTTAAATGGCTAATTCGTTAAACGAGAAATTTGAGGACTTTGCATCAAAGAATTTTGATGCTGATACCGTTACAGAAATGAAGAATGCTGTAAATGCTGGTGCAGCTCCAGCAGAAGGTACAAATCTTCCTAGTGCATCAGGTGCTGAAGTTGCAGTTGCTAACGTAGAACCAATGGCTGCCGGTTCTTCAGAAGGTCACTCAGGCAAGTTTGAAAACTCTGGCGCTAAAGCTGCTGCCGCTGTTAAGAAGTCTAAGACTGCAGTTAACTCGGGTGAAGGCAAGCAAGATCCTATGCCTAAATTAGAAGGCGGTAAGGATATGTCTGGTAAGAGTACCAGTCGTGGTGGCGGGGACGCAATGCCTTCTCTTAAGAAAGAAGGTGCTGTTGATGAAACCAAAGAAGTTCTAGAAACAGTTGATGTTTCTGCTGACATTGACGCTCTTGTCAATGGCGAGGAACTTTCAGAAGGTTTCAAAGAAAAAGCAACAACAATCTTCACTGCTGCTGTTACTTCTAAAATCACAGAAGAAACAACACGTTTGGAAGAAAAGTATGCCGCTCAGTTAAATGAGCAAATTGACGTGATCAAGGAAGAGATGACCTCTAAGGTTGACTCATTCTTGAATTATATTGTAGAACAATGGATTAGCGATAACAAGCTCGCAATTGATGAAGGTATTCGTACCGAGATTGCTGAGTCATTTATGTCTGCTCTGAAGGGTGTGTTCACCGAACACTACATGGAAATCCCTGAAGAGAAGTACAACATGGTTGAGGGGATGACTAACAAACTAGATGAGATGGAGACAAAACTCAACGAACAAATTGAAAAAAATGTGGAATTAAACTCTGCTCTGGGAGAATTCGTAAAAGAATCTATCGTTGTAGAAGTATCCCAAGGTTTAGCAGATACTCAGAAAGAAAAACTCTCCTCACTTGCTGAGGGTGTAGAGTTCACCGCTGAGGAAACATATCGTGAAAAGATTGAGACTATTAAGGAAAACTATTTCCCCAAGGCTCAAGTCAACGAAAGCGTAGAAGCATCTGAGCCCGTTGTTGAGAAGGAAGTTCCTGCTCACATGGCTTCTTATGTAAGCGCAATCGCTCGTTATAGCAAGTGATTTAATTATATTATAAATAAATTATAGTTCACAACTAACAAAACTTTTAGGAGCACCTAATGTTCAATACCGAACAACTCCAAGAGAAGTGGGCACCTGTTCTGTCTCATGGCGATCTCCCCGAGATCAAAGATAGTTACAAGAAAGCCGTTACTTCACAATTACTGGAGAACCAAGAAAAATTCCTCCGTGAGGAGAGAATGTTGACCGAAGCGCCTACAAACGCTGGTCCTATCAATACTGCTACAACTGGTAGTGGCAACATCCAAGGCTTTGATCCCGTACTGATCTCACTGATCCGTCGTTCAATGCCTAACCTGATCGCCTATGACATTTGTGGCGTTCAACCCATGAATGGTCCTACTGGACTGATCTTCGCAATGCGCTCACGTTACGAGTCACAGACTGGTACTGAGACATTCTTCAACGAAGTCAACCAAGCATGGTCTGGCACCGCTTATGATAGCGGCAACTCTGCTGGTGGTACTGCACAAACCGGAACTAACCCTGCCGTTCTTAACGACAGTGGTACTTACACTTCTGGTGCTGGCATGGCAACGACCGCCGCTGAAGCACTTGGCGAAGCAGCATCTGCTGTATTCCCCGAGATGGCATTCTCGATCGAGAAGATCGCCGTTACTGCTAAGTCACGCGCCCTGAAAGCTGAGTACAGCTTGGAACTGGCACAAGACCTTAAGGCAATCCACGGTCTTGACGCTGAGACTGAACTTGCTAACATCCTTTCTGCTGAGATCCTTACGGAAATCAACAGAGAAGTCGTTCGCACAGTCTTCCGTTCCGCTAAGCCTGGTGCTCAACAGAACACCGCAACACAAGGAACCTTCGACCTCGACGTTGACTCCAATGGACGTTGGAGCGTTGAGAAGTTCAAGGGTCTTCTCTTCCAAATTGAGCGTGAAATGAACGCCATCGCGAAAGAGACTCGTAGAGGGAAGGGCAACATGCTCATCTGTTCTTCAGATGTTGCTTCTGCTCTGTCAATGGCTGGAGTCCTCGACTACAACCCTGCCCTTAACACTGGTCTTAATGTTGATGACACCGGTAGCACCTTCGTTGGTACGCTGAACGGACGCATCCGCGTTTACATCGATCCTTATTCGGCACTTCCTTCTGAGGGCGCTAACGCTGCTCAGTTCTTCATCGCTGGATACAAAGGTACATCAGCATATGATGCTGGTCTGTTCTATTGCCCTTACGTTCCTCTTCAGATGGTTCGTGCAATTGGTCCTGACACCTTCCAGCCCAAAATCGGATTTAAGACACGCTACGGCATGGTTCTTAATCCCTTCGCTAAGGGTGACACTGCCCTTTCCGATTCCGATCCAGTCGCCGCTGGCAACGTCAACACCAACGTCTACTACAGACGTGTACGTGTTACCAACCTTATGTGATATAACCTCACACAGGTTCACACAGACCCCTTACAGGGGTCTTTTTTTATGGGTATATATTCGTAGGCATAAATTTTTATTTCCTAATTGTGCTGAAACGAACATTTTTATATACATACTAGTAGAATTGTTAGGTAACCAATGAACCCTTCTCTTTGATTATGTTTTTTGAAAATTACATGGAGGCACAATGCACAATCTATTATCTAGAGGTCAACTATCTGAATGGAAACATTTTGAAAAATCAGTAGATCGAGCGGAGGTAGAATATCAAAAACTCAATGACTATTATGAGTGTTTAATCGAATGCGATTCACTAAATCAAAGTAAATGCAAACGAGTATGTAGAACAATTTTAAACTAAAGAAATATAGAAGACCCCGCAAGGGGTCTTTTTTTATCTAAATATTTAAAAGGTATATTACAAAAATGACCCAGGCAAATTGGTTGGTTGATAAAATTGATAATGCAAATTATCTGGCACCTCAAGGATTTAAACTATCGGTTTTAAAATTTCCTAAGGTATCATTTTTGTGTCAATCAGTTGATATCCCTGGTATCAGAATTACTGACATCACAGTACCTAATCCTTTCAGAGATTATTCGATTGCTGGAACTGAAACAGAATTTGAAGATCTGACAGTTAAGTTTTTGATTGATGAAGATATGTCAAACTATGCCACTATTCATAAGTGGTTGAAGAAGACTGGTTTGGCAGAACAGTATGACACAGATAAAGATCCGATCGAAGGTCAGATTGTATTAGAAATTTTAAATAGTAATTGGCAATCCAATCTTGTAATTGAATATGATGATGCATGGCCTGTATCATTATCACCTGTAGTATTCGATTCTACTGAGACCGGAGTGCAATATGTTACCGCAACAGTCACCTTTAAATATCTCATATATAGAATTAAGTATGATGGCACAGTGATTAGTTAATGACTTTTGATGAAATCCAAGCGATGTGGGAACAGGATGCAAAAATTGATCCTGTTGAATTAGATACTGCTTCACTCAGTATTCCACAACTACATTCAAAATATTTTAAAATTTTTTCAGAGTACAGATTCAAAAAGAAACAAGCAGCAGGAAACTTAAAGCAACTCACCCGCCGCAAGTTTGAATATTATTCAGGTAAAGGAGACCCAGAAGATTATAGGGAAAATCCTTTTGACCTAAAACTTCTTAAATCAGATTTGACAATGTATATCGAATCTGATCCTCACATCAAAGATTTACAATTAAAGATAGATATGTACGATATTATTATCGAATATCTTGAGAGTGTTATCAGAATGATAAACACTAGATCATATCAAATTAAAAACGCCATTGAATGGAAATCATTTATTGAAGGTATTAGGTAATGGCAGACATTGTTATCAGCAAAAGAAATGAAGTCTATCTTCAGATTGATTGCGAACCATATATTAAACAGGAACTGAGTGAGTATTTTACTTTTGAAGTTCCTGACGCAAAGTTCATGCCACAGTTTAAGAACAGAATGTGGGATGGAAAAATTCGTTTGTTTAGTCCTGGTAACGGTCAACTTTATATCGGACTTCTTACATACTTGTTTGAATGGGCGGATGAACGAGAGTATACTTGTTCTCTAAAAGACAATGAATATTATGGTAAACCTGCTGACCGCGATCCTGATATTCTGCCAGAGACAGTAAGGGAATATCTAAATTATCTCACTGAAGGAACTGCAATTAAACCCAGGGACTATCAGTATAATGCTGTATTCAAAGCACTGAGAAATTATAGAAAGATCATCCTATCACCTACAGGGTCTGGCAAATCTTTTATGATCTATGCACTAGTGAGATTTTTCACTGCTGCTAATCTTAAAACTTTAATTATCGTTCCTAGCATATCACTAGTCACACAGTTATTCAAAGACTTTGAAGACTATGGATGGAACCCTGAAGAGTATTGCCATAAGATCTATCAAGGTGAAGCGAAAGTATCTGATGCTCCTGTAGTCATTACTACATGGCAGTCCATCTATAAACTTCCTAAGAAATACTTTGATTCATATACTGCTGTGATCGGAGACGAATGCCATACATTCAAAGCAAAGTCCCTCACCAGTATCATGACTAAACTTCATGAGGCTAAGTATCGCATCGGTTTTACAGGAACCTTAGATGGAACTAAAACGCATCGTCTAGTATTGGAAGGATTGTTCGGTGTCTCAGATAGAGTTACCAGTACAACTGAGTTAATGCAACGCGATCAGTTGACGCAACTTAAAATTAAAATTCTTACACTCAAACATGAATCGTATAAGTTTGCGAACTATCAAGATG